GTTGAATTGAAAATTAAATTTCCACTATTAGTAGATGACACTTCAAATAGAGCCATGCTACATCACACCGCCTCGCGACATTGTGAAAAATTAAAAATATCCCGTCGACACATTTCCAAAATATTGCCGTATATCGTTGAAATTCATTTCATCCATACTTCGACACAATTGAATGCGTTGGCACTCGGACACACTTCAGAAACAAGATGGAGGAAATGGTACCATAGCTTGGTTGCCCCACCTAGTAGAAAGTGAGATTACCTGTCAATTCTTAAAGGAATTGACACGGCGAATTTGTTTGAAAAGCTTCACCCAAATATTACAATAACTAGTATTGATGGTAGCCCTCGAATTCGAAAAGTGTCAATAATCCCTGGTATGATGGGTGCCTGAGATTTTCAGTATATCAACAATTCCTTCTGGAATTTACTTCGATCAGTTAATGAAAGAGTATTTTATAGGAGAGTTAATAATAAACTTGTTGAGCCATATAGGCCAACAGTACGATTTATTGCTGATACATTGAAACCGTTCACCGTTGAATTTTGTAAAAATGCACGCATAGTGACCCCCTGGTCAACTATGAGAATGGTTAATTCCTATACTGGACGTAAACGGACCATTTATTTGAATGCCCGTGAAAATCTATTGAAGAATCCTATTACTTCAAAAGATGCACGTCTAAAAACCTTTGGTAAAGCTGAAGGATATGATATGAGTCAGAAGGAGTGGGATCGCGTAGTAATGCGTTGTATCCAACCCCGCAGTGCAAGATATTGTCTAGCACTGGGAGTCTATATTAAGGCAATTGAAAAATTATGCTATGATAATATAGATAAAATATTTAATGACTTAAACTATACACCGAAGACAAAAACAGTATGTAAAGGATTGAACGTTAAGCAATTGGCAACAGTTCTTTACATCAAATACTGTGCCTTCGATGACCCTTGGATCATTGGCTTAGACGCCACCAGATTTGACCAATGCGTAAGTATAGCCATTTTAATATTTGAACACTTATTGTATCTAGCCTATTACTTAGGATGCGATGCTGATGAACTCAGAGAACTTTTAGAGATGCAACTCATAAACAAAGGATACGCACGTACAAGTGACGGATCATTCGAATATGTAGTTAATGGATGCAGAATGTCAGGCGATATGAATACCGCCCTAGGCAATTGCATTATTATGTGTGCACTTATTTATTGTTTCTGTAAAGCTATGAAGATAAAGAAATTTTCCGTTGTTGATAATGGAGATGATCTAATTCTAATAGTGGAAAAGTCAGACCGCCATTTGGTAACAAAAGAAATTATATCCATGTGGTTCCAAGCCTGTGGATTTGTGATTAAAGTAGAAGAACCCGTTTCTGAATTTAATCATCTTGAATTCTGCCAAATGAAACCTGTACGTGTAAATGGAGAATGGTTAATGACCAGAAATCCATTCACACAAGTAACCAAAGATGCTATGTGCCCAAAACCATTCGTAACAATTGAAAATGCCATTGTGTGGATTACTTCAGTTGGAGAATGTGGTATGTCAATCGCTGCTGGTGTTCCAGTTCAGCAGTCATACTACAATTGCTTAATACGTAATGGCAAACGACTGTCGAAAGAAGCCAATCAAACGAAGCTAAACAAACAGCAATTCGATCCCATGCAAATGAGGACCGGGTTGTATATGGCAGCCAAAGGAATGCATAGAAAATATCAACAAATAACTGATTGCACCAGAGTATCATTTCACTTAACATATGGAATGATACCTGATGTTCAACGTTTCCTAGAAGATTATTATGACAATTTAGTTATTAATTGGAAAGGTAACGACCGTACCGGATATTCTACTATGGACTTTGAACTCCCTACTATCCCAAGACACCTCAGTTATAAATTGGGTCATAATGCTTAAAAGGCCCAAAACTTCGTGCTAACCAAAATGCCAAGAGACTG